GGGGCGGGATGGTGGTGGGTTGGGGTTTTTTTTGTAGGTTTGCTTGCACAGTATGTTTTTATTTGCTATATTTGCATCCCCCTCATTTAAGAGGTTGTTGGATTTTACTACGGAATTTAAAAAACACAAATATATGAAATTAGTAATTTTAGAAAGTCCTTACTCCGCTAATAGCGGATTAATGGATGTTGAAAAAAATGTTGAATATGCGAAAGCGTGTTTGTTAGACAGTTTAAAAAGAGACGAAGCTCCAATAGCATCACATTTGCTTTATACTCAGGTTCTGGATGATGATGTTTTGATTGAAAGAGGAATGGGTATCGCGGCTGGATTGGCTTGGGTTGAAGTAGCTGAAACTTCTGTATTCTATATTGATAATGGTTGGTCTAAAGGAATGAAATATGCCTTAGGTTTATTGATTAAAAAAGGAAAGTCTTTCGAGTGTAGGTCTATAAATAACGATGTTAATAAAATTCATTCAGCGTATCTATTTCAAATTGACAATGGATTTAGAAAAGAGGATGAACATAAACTTTGGGATTGTGTTGAAAAAAACATTTTATTCAAAACAGTAAAATCAGGAAGAACAGAAGCTCGTCAAAAAGCATTAAAAACTTATAAAAAAGATTTAGAATAAATGGGATTAAACGCTATAAGTATTTACAACGAAAAGCACGAAGCGGAAGCTTTGAAGCTTCTTCTAAAAGACAAGCGTTTAAAAAACTTAGGTAAAGGCGATGTAGCATTGTCGATAAACGAAACAGAAACTGAAGTCTATTTTAAAAAAACAGATAGAGGTTGGATTGTTCAAAAAGAAATAAGCGTTATATCGACACCTAAGAATGTTTGGAATTTAAAGAAGGGGGATTTCTTAACTCCGTTTGATATTTTTGAAAAAGTATCCTGTAAAGGAAATACAAGTAACGCATTAATGGTTTTAAATAATCGGCTATTAAGCGTTAAGCCACCTTACATAAGGATTGGTGTAGATTATTTTAGAGTAAACGAAAGTGTTGACAATAGAGACATAACTCGAACTCAATTACTGCCGTGGACTAAGCAAGCTATAAGCGACGATTACTCAAAAGAGATTTTTGAAGTTATGCCAAAGTATATTGGATTTGGATTATTTCCTGATAATAAAAACTATGAGAAAACAAAGAATGGAATGTATAATCAATATTCTGAATTTTCTCACAAAGCATTTGAAGGAGATGTAACGGAAAAAGATATTCCGTGGAGTTTGAATTTAATTAAACATATTTGGGGAGAGCAATATGAGTTAGGATTAATATATATGAAAGTATTGTATTTATATCCGAAACAAATACTCCCTATTTTAGCACTTGTTAGCTCGGAAAGAGAAACAGGAAAGAGTACGTTTGGAGATTTGATAGGTATAATGTATGGAGATAATTCTTGCGTTATTAGCCCTAGTGATATTGGCTCGAGTCATAACTCCTCTTATGCGGATAAAAACATAATACTAATTGAGGAGACTAAAATTGACAGGGCTCAGGATTTAGAAAAAATTAAAACTCTTTCAACTCAGAAAAGAATAACAATAAACCCTAAATTCATAAAAGAATACTCTTTAGATTTTTACGGAAAAATAATAATGTTTTCAAATCACGAAGATAGGTTTGTTAGAATTGACGAAGAAGAAAATAGGTATTGGGTTTTGAAAGTACCAACTTTAAAAGGAAAAGCTAATCACAATATTTTAGATGATTTAACCAAAGAGATACCAAAGTTTTTAAGATACTTGGAGCAATTACCTGAAGTAGATTTTTCACGCTCACGAATGGTTTTCACTCAGGAAGAGATTGCAACAAACATACTTGAAAGAACAAAATTAAACAGCAGGTCTGGAGCGCATAAAGATATATTAATTCGTCTTGAACAGGAGATGATGGAAAATATTCATAAAGAATATATATACTTTAGACACGAAGATTTACACGCAAAATACTTTCAAAGAGGAAGTAATTATTCTGTTTCATATATAAGTGATGTTATAAGAAACGAAATGAAACTCGTTATGGATAACAGAACAAGAGAATGTTTAATCGGAGAAACGGAAAGAACAACTCAAGTAAGAGCGTATAGAGTAAAAAATGATTATTACGAATTTAACGGAGAACAGAAAGATGTTCCTTTTTAAAAAATAACTATGGCAAAAACGACAATGTATATGGCTAAAATCGACACAGTTGATTTTATAAAATGGAAAGAAGCTAAAAGCGAGTTTAACGGCAGGCTTATGTTTCAACTTTGGATTGACCATTTATCAATTCCAAAAAACTTCAACGCATTTCTAAGAAAAGTTGAGGATGATGAAAGAGAGCGTTCGGAAGGAGCTTTGACGAAAAGCAAGTTGACAAAACTCAATAAAGAGAATTGGAAAAACTTTCTTGCCTTGTGTATAAAAAATGAAATGTGCGGGAATGATATGATAAACATATTAGTTAAGCACTTTAACAAACACGGATACTGTGTTGAAACTAAAATAAAGGTTTAATTATGTTGATGCAATATTTTGATATCGATGATTGCCCATACGCTATCAACTCTTTTATGGAGAGAGAAAAAATCTCAATAGAAAGGATAATATCCTTTTCTCATAGCGATAAAACAATAATAATGTATTATGGCAGTAAAAAGCGAAGATAGAATACAACAGGAATGTTATAGATGGTTTCATAACGTATTTCCAGATTTACGCGGACTTCTTTTTCACGTGCCAAATGGCGGTTCACGAGATGGAAGAGAAGCTGCTAAGTTTAAAACGATGGGTGTTTACGCTGGCGTATCGGATTTGATATTTCTATTTAATAAAAAATGCCACTTAATAGAACTTAAAAACGAATATGGCAGACAATCTAAAGCACAAAAAGACTGGCAATCTTCTGTTCAGGCGCAAGGATTTGATTATCATATTTGCTTCACTCTTGAGGAATTTACTAAACTAATACACAAAATAATAGATGAAAACAATTGAAAAAGATACTTACTGTTTCGAATGTAGAATACTTACCGATACAGTAGAGACTGAAAGCGGAAAATCAATTTGTAAAAATTGTGGAAGATTAAAAAAGGAAACAACTAAATCCTTGCAGATGAAAAGGAAATTATTTTCAATATTCTTAGGATTTTTATTTGTTCTTGGATGGATAGGATGGGGTGTTGTGTTCGTTTTACTTTACAGGTATGTTTTCTAACTTAATCCCATAATGTATATAAGCTTTTTGAATAGCCTCCAAGACATCCTTATTGTTTTTGTGGGCTATTTTTGATGTATTTGGTATCGTACCTTTGTCGGTATCTTCTTCAGTACGAACAAAAAAGCCGTCCTTAGTTTTTATTGGATAAATCCTAAGTCCAGCTTTTATACATATTGACATTGCTTTGTTTAGTTCCATATGAAACAAATATCACGAATTCTTTCGATTTGATTGTTGTTCAATTGGTTTTGATAAAACTCCAAATAAGCAATAGAAGCGTTAATCCTGTTTTGAACAGCGTCTTGACAATTTTTATAACCTTCGGTTGTAGAGTCTGTGATTTCTCCATTTGAAGCGATTTGACTGATACGCCATTCTCCAGCTTCGTCTTTATATTCTTTTATTTTTGGCTTTGACATAACTAATCTGCTTTTAATTGTTTTGCTTCGCGCTGTATTGCTTGCGCTAACTTTGTTTTTGTTTGCTTACCAAGAACCATTCCAACTTCGTAAGGAGCTCGTAATGCGTTGCAGTTACTTATAGAGAATTTTCTCTTACCTCTGTTTGCTGATTTCTTTTCTGTGTGTTTTCGTTTCATTTCATTTTTGTTTTTAAGTTAATGTTGTGGAACTGATGGGATTCGAACCCACATCCTTCTCGTTGCAAACGAGATGCTAAGCCAGTTTAGCTACAGCCCCAAATTGTCCGTTTTACTTTGAAAAGGACAAAAGTCAGTCTAATGAGAATTATTCGCTGAAAACACAAACAAGAGTTTATGGCGGATTACAAATTTGATACGGCGTCCATTCCGCACATTCTCACAATCTACTATATCGACAAATATAGATTTTGATAATCCTTAGTAATTTTACTTACGGTTACAAATATAGGTAAAAAAAACATACCGCACAAAAAAACCCCTATAAATTAACGGGGGTTGTTTTAAGCTATTTTGAAGCCATTTTTAGCTCACTTTTTTGAGGTTGTTACCAATACACGATGATTGCGTAAAGATGTCAGATTTGATAGGCTGGAGGTCTGTGCTGGCGTTTTAAACCATAAAACAAAACTTATAATCTACTCAAAACCTGTTCGATAACCTTGCTTTGTTTCCTAAATTGATAAAATAACACAAATATAGCAACAGCAACAACAAGAGCAAATCCAATAAAAAAGTATAAAATAATCATTGGGCTTACGGATTTTTCGCTCTCTAAATCCTTTTCTTTTATAGCTTCAATAAGTTCTTTGTTGTTCTTTTCTATTACTTCTATAAATCCAGAAACACATTCCGCTGCGGTAAGTTTTCCTTCTTTATCATAATATAAAGTTTGAGTTGTTCCTGTTACGTAATTCTTACGAGTTATAATAGTATCTTTAAAAACAACATTCGGAACTTCGTATCTAACTGTATCGCCAAGTCTTTTTGTTATCTTTTCTGACGACTCGGTTAGCTGTGAATTAGACTCGTTTCTCTTTACTTTTCTAGTTGCTTCACATCCAATAAAGCAATAGATAATAAAAATAAATACAGCTAATATACAGGCTTTTACAAATATTCTAAAATTTTCTTCCATAATTACAATATTGGATATCCTTGTGAGTCTTTTTGTTTTGCCTGTAATTCGGTTACACTACATCCAAACGTATTTTCAAAATGAGGATAGTCTTTAAAAGACCTCCAATCTCCACCCCAAGACCATCCTTTTGATTTGAAATAATCGACAACTTCCATCCAATCAGCTTTCTTGTTCATATCCAAGTCTTTGGTTCTATCCCAGCTTGCGGTTTCAAAAGTACCGTTTCCGTCTAAATCGTAAAGGATTACTATGTCAAAAGCAAGTCCATAATTATGTACGCTTTTACCTCCTCTTGCGTTTGTAACTTTTGGTCCGCTTTTTGTCCTACCTTGTGCGTATAGAGCATCCTGCTCTGCAATTGTTCTTAATCCTTGAGCAAATCGAAGTCTAATTCCTTTTGCTAGTTTATTATTGATTTCAAGATATTGCTCTTTTAATTCTTTCCTAATTTTAGGGTGCAATTTCTCTATTCTATCTAGTGTAATTTGGTCGTGTGCCATATCTTTATATTTTATGAGTTATTGTTTTGCTGTTCTTCTTCTTCTTCTTCTTTTTTGTTTTTACTATCGATTAAGTCTTTTAAATTTCCATTCTTATTGAAATTGTAAAGTCGCTTCATAACCCATTCCGGCGGATGCTCTCCATCGCTTAATAGGTATATGTTTTTAATTATCTTCGTTCCTGGATACAAAAGCGTCGCAATCTGAAGCACAGTTCTAAAGCTATTCACAACAGTTCCGTTGCTTGCTCTACTTATTATAAGTTCTAAGACAAGATAAGTCGTTCCTATTATTATTATCATAAGCATTGTTTTTATCAACAAAGTACCCCAACTAAATCCCCCGTAAACAGCTCTCATTACACCACCTAGTGTTGCGTTTATTGAAACGATGATTATCATCGCAATCATAAATCCTTCGTAGGTTAAGTACCATTTTTCCAGTGCTGAAAATATAAACAGAATTGGACTGAACGTCATTAAAAACTTTGATACATTTGTAATCCTATCCCAGATACTAGAGTCACTATCTCCAGCTAAAACAAGTCCATAAAAAATCTTCAATAAGTAGGTTTTCATAATTAATCTGGTATGTATGTGAATGTTATCCATCCTCTGTTATAAGAAGTTGCTGTATCATAGTCTGTTGAGTCAAATCTATCTGCCGCAACCCTCTGTAAATCTAAGTTTGTTGAGTCTTTAACCGTAACAATTTCTCCATTTGCAGTTACATAATTTGTATCCGCATCATTGCGTATTTCAACACCGACATTTCTTATGGTTTTCCATTCAGTAGCAGAAAGACCGTGAGGAACTAAAACGTTAAATAGTGATGTCATATTCCAATTCCCTATGTTTATTTCTTTTGGTGTTCTTTTTGTTCCTAAAGAAGTAACCCAAGTAGTTCCATTCCACCATTCCATTCTACCTAACGTAGTGTTATAGTATGGTAATCCTATTGGCTTTGTTCCTGCTGGCCTGTTAGCTGTTGTTCCCGATAGAATAGGCTTGTATTTGTTTCCGTCCTTGTCTTCCAGTCCAAATTTTTCTATTAACTCCCCTGACGATTTTATGTAAACCCTTTCTATTGGAGCATCAGCTTTATTTACCCTAGTTCTTAGGGATAATCCCGTTTTAGCATCACTAGAAAAATTAGTTTCAGCTACAGCTATAACTGAGGCACATTCTTCTTCAGAACTTGATAAGTAACTATCATCAGATAGGAATTTAACTCCACCAATTTCATCTAGTGCAACTAAACTTTGGTCTGTTCTCTTGGAATACAAATACTTTGTTACTCCTGCGTTTGTTATGGTTTGGAAACAGTTGTGATAATATATTGTCCCCCTTTTAAGGTACGTAGTTATATTATTTTCAGGTGCTACTATTGGTAAATTCCAATCCCTAAAGTTTGCTGCATTTTCAGCAAGTCCCAACAAGGTAGGTAACTTGTCATAATAACCTATAGCCCCCACATTTGTTACTTTAAAAATACCATTAGTTGCGCCGCCTCCATTAAAATAATAACCGTAAGTTCTAGCTGTGCCATCATAAACCACCGGAGAAAAGTCATCAGGTACATTATCTGGGTCTATATAAGCCAATATATTATTAAGAATCACATCCCCTTCTACTGTTTTTTTTATAGCGAAAGAGGATATTGTGCCACCTCCAAAGTTATCTGTGTCAAGTACATTCATTAAAGTCAACCCATCTACTTCTAATCTCTGTGTTTCATTACCTTCGCATACTACTGGTATTTTTGAGTTTTCAACCCTTGTGTTATGAATTATTACATTCTTAGCTATTGCGTGAATACCCGCTCCTGAAACAACACAATCAGATAATTTTAAAAACTGGCTATCTCCAAAATAACCAACCCCAGAATCTGTATATCCTTTTATGATACCTTTGTAAGTATCTTCTTTTTTAAATGTGCAACCGTGAAAAGAATTTCTTGAAACAGAGGAGATGACTAACCAAGGGTAACTATCCCTACTTCCATCTGTTGGGTTTGGGTTTTCTGCTCCACCGTCAAATGTACAACCATAAAAATCAGCTTCTCCAAAAGAAGAGCCTACTAAACCATTTATAGCTTTTGAAAACTTACAACCTATAAATTTTAAATTTAAAACTGGTGCATTTCCAAAATTAGGTTCTATGTCCAAACAATATCTAGGATTAGTACCTCCATGAACTACTCCGCCACCTTTTATAACACAATCAGTAAATGTAACTTTATGCCCAGCGCTTACAGTAACAGTATTTCTATAGCAGTCCTCAAAATGACAATCTGTTACTGAAATATCAGTGTTCTCTCCATTACCTGCTTTTATGTTTAGGCAGTCTATTACTGCATTTATACTCTTTAGGTTTTTTAGTTTTACAGTCTGGTTTTCTCCGTAAAGAGCTAAATTATAACTCCTAAATTCTGCTGTTGGCTCTGTTCTAGTATAACCGTTTCCGTCCACGGTTATATCACTTATAGTTATTGCTCTTGTATTATCTGAATAGCTTGCAAAAATACCATATCCGTGAACGTTGGTGGGAGAAGTATCTGTAGACCTTATTATAGAAATATCTATTCCATCACCTACAATTTTAACGCTAAAATTTAAGTCCCTTTGATACCCTCTTGTCCTAAAAATACCTTTTGGTATAAGTAACACTCCACCACCAATACTTTCAAGGTAATCTAAAGCTCCGTCAATGGAAATTCCGTCTTTTGTTTGTTGAGTCAGTGTAACCTGACCTCCATCCACTAATCTTGAATAGGAAATCAGAGTTTGCGTATTATCGCCTAACGCTCCAAATTGATAAACGTTAACCGTTCCATTGCTTTGCAGTTTCCAAAAACTACCGTCCTCAGCTTCAATAATATCCATATCATTAGGAGTCAATCCCGTTGGGTCAACTTTTTTATACAAAGCACCACCAAGACCAGTTCCTTCATAATACCCGACAGTTCTTTTAAAATCTCCGATTTCAGCTCCAATAACAGCTTTTAGCTTTTCTATTGAACCGAGACCAGCTTCTTCAATCTTCTGCGGCATTTCAACCCAAGATGTTCCATTATACTGCCAAAAACTCAATACAGTTGTCGATGGTGGAATTACCTGCTTATAAAAATCCCCAACCTTAAATGAAGCTGGCGGAGTTAAGTCTGGTGTTGATGTTCCACTATAAACTTGTAAACCATCAATTATAAGTTTTAGTTGGTCTGAAGTACAACTGAATTTAAATCCGCTCGCATCTTCTAAAACAAATAAATCTGTATTAACTAAGTCTCTTTCAAGAACAGTTAATTGCGCAAAAGTTTTCGAGTTTTCTAAAATTTGATTTATAGCACTCGTATTTGATAGAACCTGTTGTTTTACGTTTTCGTCCATTTCTATAATTTTAAATATCCATCTGAAGATGATTTTAATAATTTTGGTATGTAAATTGTTTTGTAACCTTCGTCCCGTCCTATGTTACCGCTAACAAAGGTATTGAAATTTTCATTACTTCTTAGAAAATTACAGGTTAAATTATACAGGTTTGTATTGGGTACTGGCTCTACCTCTACATTGCCATTTTTAACATAAGATAAGCCGTTAATAACAACGTATTGGCTAGAGGTGGCTAATATTAGCTTTATCATTATTTTGTACGTTACAGGGGCAAATTTGACGTTTAATCCTTGATTAACAATAGACTCCGAAAGATAAGTAGAGGAATCCCCTTTGACTAAGCTTGACTCGTCGTCTATTATTATATTTGTAAATTCAGCTTCGGCTCTAATAAAATGAGTTATTCCGTAAAGATAGAATATACTTCTATTATTGTCAGCCCAGTATTTTATCGATATGTATTTATTCAAATCAAAATCTAAATTGGTTTTAATTATGTTAATCCAATTTGAATAAAATGTTCTGTTTTCGTAAACAGAGTCGCTAAACCCAATCATAAGCCTAACCAACGGTAAACTGTTATAAGATATCGGTCCTCTGAAAAGATTTACTATCGCTTGAAAATCTACATTAAACTCGTATATCTCATAATTTATAATATCGTAATAAGCTTTTGTTATTACATCTGTTGGGTTTTCAACTCGACAGTCATAATTGAAAATCATAACATTCTTATCAATTTCCGCATCGTATATAATGTCTATAACCTCATAAAGTCCACCAACGCCAATCCCGCTTGTTACAATTTCAATTAGATTTCCTATTTTAGCTGAGTTTGGTAAATTCCCATTCAACTCAAAAGTTCCTGTTTGAATATCAGCTTCATCAAAAACCCTTCCCTCTGTGTAGAAAATAGCCGTTAAAGAACCATCGCCATAAGAATACATCTTAGCGTCAAGACCTTCGTAAAGGTCTAAATTATTGGACATTTTATCAATATTAATATCCATAGTTTGTTCGGAGTCGCACCTTTCAATTTTAACATCGTGCTCGTCATAATTAGACTTAAACTGTATCCTTACTAAGTCTTTTTCCCTGAAGATGATTTTTTCGTCATAAAGAAAAGGTTGTGTTTCGGATAAAGCTAAAGTGTTTTCGCTGTTCTTTTCAATACCATCTTGGTCTCCATTCCATACTTGGTTTTCAGCAAGACCTATTGAGTTTAAATCCGATATCTCTAAATGCGATGGTCTTCCGTCTCTAACCCCTTTTATCGTAAATGGCTTTTGTGTTATACATCCATAACCATCTTTGACATAAGCTATATAATCTCCATTTACTTGACCGCTAAAGCTTGGGTTTGTTTGCCAAGTTACTCCATCTAAACTGTATTCTAAATGAGGTTGTGTCGCTGGAGGTCTTTCAATTAACTGACTTCCGTAACTAACAACTAAATCAACATTTGCTCCTAGTAACGGATGTGCAGATATAAATATTTCGATGTTTTCTTCAAACACTTTTCTTATATATATGTGTGGTTCTCTCCAAGCTTTTAGAGGAACATCTATTTTTGGTTGTCCTGTTTTGAATACAAAAATCCTTGTTGACATAATCCTATCCACATCTACGTAAAAAGGATTTGTAGCAACAGGAGTATATGTTCCAATTCCAGTTTCTCTAAAATCATAACCACTTGCTTGTTGAGAAGTTAATATCCTTATCTTTACTTTAGCGCAAGGACTTGTTGATTCCTGTACAACTGCGCTTACTAAATAAAACGGACTTGGTATTGCTGCGATATACTCGAATGTAGCTCCAGCCGTTGACGTAAATGTATCAAAAGACCATCCCTCCTCAATCTCTATCGTTACAACATTGAGCCCTCTAACAACTGACATTATTCCAGATGGATTATAATCAATTTGAAAATACTTTTCAAACGCAACGGCTTCAACCTCTCCGTCTATTCCGGAGTTTGCCATTACGGGTAACTCGTTTTTCTTTGTTCTAGCGTTAGTGAATACAGTTTCCATCTTTACAGATTGAAGAACATCGTCTTTTGTTCTATAAAAAGAAACACTCTCTCCTTCAAGAGCAGTCCTGTTGAATGTTATTATTAATTTTGAATTTGTTGACATAATTTTAGTTTAGATATATAAATATTCCTCTTGATGATAAATTTGCGTAAGCTACATCCGACGCCGACGTTCTTGGAGCGTTACTTCCGTGCATAATTATAGACCCAATATGCATTCCGCTAATATCTAAATCTATTAATATATTATCAACTTCAGTACTACTCAATCCATTTCCGGCTTTCGGTAAATGAGTGAATGAAAATATCTCTGGATTAAATCGAACTCCAGCCGTATAGTTGCTTACTGTATTTTCTCCAGCGCAAATCCAAGCATTAACAAGTGTTATTGTTGGCGCGTCAGATATATTTCCAGTTACAGTATTTAATCCGCCAATATTAAACTCGGTTATTCCTGGCGGTAAGTCAGATACATTTCCTGTTATTGTGTTCAAACCTTTGTTAACAAACAAACTTAAAAATCTTGGTAAATTCGCTATATCTCCATACGTTTCATTTATACCTTCATTCCAGTAGTAGTTAATTTCCTCTGGTAAATCCGCTATATCGTGAGAGCAATTAACATTTGTTTGCTGACAATCAAATAGAGTTAGCGTTCCATAAAACTCAATATCCTCATCGAATACAGGGAGTAAATGACGGTGCTGTATTTCAACGCTATGTCCATTATAGTGAGTATCTGGAGTTCCGTCATTCCATCTTATAAATCCTATTCCTCCAACTCTAAACGTAATGTATCGAGATAAAATAGAGCTATGATAAACTGACATAACCATAGTTACTTCATATCCACTTCCTTCTATAACACCTTTAAACTTATCGTTTGATTTGTAAAATTCAAAAGCTCCGCTTTTCGGTTTTAGAGATATAAGATAACCAAGTTCCTGTTCCTCTTTTTCATTTGTAAACTCCATTTTAAAATACCAATTCGGAACTTGCTCAACTTCTCCGCCAATAATAACAGGAGTAGTTCCTAATATCCAATCCATCAATTCATCATCAACCTGATGTTTGCATTTTATTATTTCTGGTAGCATTAATGCGCTATCAAACTTACCGCATTTTTCACTAAGCTTTTCAGATACAATTCCCAGCTTCTCACTTGGAGCTACGTTTGGTAAATATTCAGTTTCTAAGTTTATGTTTGCGTTTGACGAACCAAGAGTCGTGTACTTCTGAAGAGTTATGTCTTGCTCCATTCCAGCTCTTATTATATTGCCGTGTCTAAACATACATCTTTTCGGTGTAAACCTCCAGCTTCTATATGTTTCTGGGCTTATAACTCCAATTGGAGGTCTAACTAAAGCGTCATTCCAATCTAATTGTTCGTAATTACCGTCAATAGATTTTTTTAAATCTAAATACCAATACTGCTCATCTCCATCCGTGTCTCTAGTTTCATCTAAATACACAGGCTGTCTCCTTACAATTTCAGCTCCAGTTTCATCGCTTCTTATTTCTGAATTTTCAACATACTTATTCTTTGTTTTTCTTAATGGAAATATGTAGTCGGTCTTTACATTTGGCTCGTCAAGACCTAAGCCATACTCGTAATTCCCGCCATCAATACTTCCAAAAGAACCTGAAGAATTAAACATTTTTGGGTCGACCTCTCTTTCAACATCAATAACTTGAAAAGGTAGTTTTATAACTCTTTCTGGTCGATAGAAATGCTCCCTTTTTTCAAATCTAAGTCTTTGACCGTATTTTGAATTTTCAATTCCAACTCCTATGTTAAAAGTAGCGACAAGAGAGTCCATAAGGTCTTTCATACTTATTTCCATATACTTGTAAAGCTGATTGTCAACAGTAAATTTCCTTAAATTAAAACCGTGTATCAATCCAATATTACCCCACTCTCCTGTTTCTACATATTTATAATCCTGATAGTTTTGATTACTTAATTCTATATCTCTTCCGAAAACCTTTGAATAAAACTTATTCTTTTTTCCTGTTATTATTTCAGTGAGTCTACTTCCGACATCGTTAATAAATGAGAAGTTATAAAGACCATTATCCTCGTATCTACTCGTTTCTTCTACATCAACTCTATACCTGTCTATATCACATCTAAAAGCGAAAACAGGCATAGCTCCGAAATCACTTGCGTCAAATGCAAAAGCAAGAGCATTTGTGTTTAATAACTCTCCAAATTGATATGTTTTTATTATACCACTAAATTCAATCCAATCTCCATTATTTGCGGTTGAGCCAGTCCAATCTGTTGAGATAGGGTCGTATTGTTGTCCATTAAAGTTAAATAGAAACAACTTTGGTGTTATTTTTATATTTACTCCAGATGGATGGTCGACAAATATCTTAACTCTAAAATCAACTTTTACCTGAAGCCTCGTTCCGAGTTCAACAGAATCCGCAATATCATTGTAAAAGAAATTAGCTTGGTGGTCTAAACTTGAACCGTCTTTAAGAATTGAATCCGTAACCTCTACGTGCCTTCCAAAACCTTTAACGCCAAACATTGTTGGTATTGTTATTTTGTGTTTTTCAAGAGCAAAAGAAACCTGCCCTGTTTCAACTGGTAAAATGTTTTTAGCCCATCCAACTCCGTTTAAATCTCTTCCTTTTATTTTGGTTTTATTAAACTTCATAGGACTTATTACGTTATCCTCTAGGTCTGTTTTTCTTCCAATAGAAAGACTATCTGATTGATAAGACTCAATTAACTTTTCCATCTCTTGTGAATTAAAGTTTACCTCCAGACCTCCATTTTTAACCTTCATTGTATCGAAGTCAGCTATACCTCTATACTGCTGATTAAACTTAACTGTGTCAATAGTATCTCCAATTACGTAGCTTTTACCAACCTTTAACTTATACCTAACAAGATATAAATTTGTGTTTATCCCTCTTAAAGCGTAAGCATCCTTTATGAATTCCTTTTCTCTACCTCTGAAAATAAGTCCTCCAGTAAACTGAGTTAGAATTCCGTGATACTTTTTATTTCTCACTATTTCTAATTCGTCATCCTGCCAACCTTCCGGAGCTTGCTTCATAACCAATGAAGCTTCTTCCTCTCTTTGAAGCACGTAAACAACATATCTACTATTTTCTATTCTTTGGTCGCTCATATCAAATTCTTAACAATTGTTTAATTCCACATACTCATTTTTTCTCTGTAGTTGTTTATTTCATTCAACACAGTTACTTTACTGTTAACTTGGACTTTCTTAAATCCTTCTTTTATCTCCTCTTTAATTCCAAGAGCTAAATTCAACTCTTTTTGAGACACGCTTTGACCTCCAGAAAATAGGTTTAAAAGCATCGTTTTCTTTTGTAAGGTTTCAAAATCTTTATGGATTATATCCCCCTTTTTTAAGTTTACGATTGCGTTCTCTTTTGTAGTCGTAAGGATTTTCCCTCCACGCTCAACATACTCTTGCGCTCCACCATCATTTATTAACGCTTTTCCGTCATTCTTCATCTCCCCTCCTTTTGCAAATGTAGGTATTGGTGTTGCTATTATAGAAGCTAACTGTAATGCTCCAGCCGCTCCAACCAATGCCGCCATCGCTATCCCAACCCACGGCGGTCCGCTTGTTGCAAGAGCATTAACAACACCTAAAGCTATACTTGTTATCGCTTGGCTTATCGCTAAAGATTTATTTAATTTAGCTTGTTTGATTTGCTCTTTACGCCTTTTCTCTTCGAGTTGTTTTATTCTTATCTCTCTATTTCTCTCGATGATTTTCTTTTCTTCTTCGTCATCTTTAGCGAGTTCTAAAAGCCTATCGTACTTTTTTTCCTCCGCTTCAATTTCAGCATTAATCTTATCAATTCTGTTTTGAAGAATTTGGTCGGCAAATCCAAACATTTCATTTGTGAAATCTTGCGACATACTAGCCATCGTTGAAAATTTGCTTGCCAAAACAGGGTCGATTGTTGAGCCACCCGATCCGTCAGCGCTATTAACATTCTCAAAATTATTCGCTGGGTCTTGCTTTTTACCAGCTTCAAGTATCGCTATCTCTGTTAACAGTCTTTTTCTTTCTTCCAGAGCAACTGTCAGTCTTAATGTTCTGCGAAGTTTCTCAACCTCCATATCAATCGACTGATTAAAGTACTTAACTTCGAGTTGGGCGATTTCAAGCATTATACGCTTTTCCTCATTCCCGCCTTTTTCAATAACTTGTAATTCTTTCTGAAGTCTCTGTAATTGTTCAGCTTCTTCTTTATCGTAATTTCTCTTCGCAAAGCTAAACCTATCTTCAATTAAATCTTCCCATTCATCTTCTCCGTGTTCAAGATTTTCCTGAAGCTGGTGTCTGTACTCTTGGTCTAATAATTCGCTTTTTTCTTGATATTCTCTTTGGTTTGCTAATCGTTGTTTTTCATTTTCTTTTTGCTGTTCTGCTAAATTAACTCCGTTTTTAATATGAGACGTTAAATTTTCTTCAAGTTTCTGGTTTTCTTGTTCAAGCCATAAATCATTAGCTTTCTTTTTATCCTCATATTCTAAATCTGTAATCCTTTTTAGATTTTCAGCATTTTCAAAAGCCATATCTATACGACCCATAATATCGCCTGACTCGTCTTTTGCAAGTTCTTCGTTTAAGCGAATACGCTCCTTCAACTCCCTTATCAAAAGTTGATTTGTATTAATCCATTCTTTAGCGTATTTTATTTTTCTGCCAGAACCATCTTCGTCTAAATCAATAAAGTTCTCTCCGCCTGTTGGCGTAAGAAGTTCATTAAGCTGTTTAACATATTCCAATTGCCTTGTATATGCATCGTTTTGTTCTTGAAGATTTCTTTTTGCTTCTATTAATTTATCTGAGTATTCCGCATAAGCCTGAGTTCTAACCGCTATTGGGTCGTCAGAAGATGTGATTGGTTTGTTTATCTTAGACTCCTCAACCGCTTCATTTCTTAGTTTCTGTATCCTGTCAAGCTCTTTCTTAGCATTATCATATTCAGCAATAGCAAGTAAATTTCCTTCCTCTGCCTTCTTCTTTTGAAAGTCTGCAAGTTCTTTTCCAGCTTCCATAACTTTCTTTACCGCTTTGACTCTTTCTTCCGAACCATCAACAGTTGCTGAAGCTAATTTTTCTTCAGTTGCTAATTGTTTCTTCAACTCTTCCTCTGTTGTAGTTATAGATTTATTAAGTCTTAACCTAGCTTCGATTTCATCTGACAATTGTTTTCTAACTTCATCACCATATTTAGCTCCAGATATTCTGTTTGAGGTTTGGTCGTAACTTTCAGCAAGACGGCTTAATCCATTTATCGCACTTGTGATTAACCATAAAAAGCCTCCAATTACATTTGTTATAATACTATCTCCTTCGCTTATTGTCAGTACAAGTCTATCCCAAGCACCGCCAAGTTTACCAACTCCAGTCGCTAGGTTGTCAACGGTTTCTAAGGCTTCAATTCCATAAGCTTCTTCAAGTGCTTTAGCAAACTTCGGCAAAGCGACAGAAGAAAGCACCTCTCCCTTTTTCAACATCTTATCCAATTGAGAAACGCTAACACCGACAGCCTTCGCCATAATACCCATAGCGCCCGGCAACCTCTCTCCTAACTGACGTCGTAATTCTTCTGTTGTTACTTTACCTTTTGAGAGCATTTGCTCCAAAGCTAAGTAAACTCCTTTTAATTCATCTGTACTAAGTCCTAAAACAGAACTAGCTTTTGTTACAGATTTAAAAATCTGCATTGTATCGACAAGCGACATATTGGATGCTCGAGCTGCTGCTCTGAATTTCAACCATCTGTCCGCAGTAGTGGACAGCTTTGCTCCAAACTTGTCATTCAATTCAATTAGGAACTCCCAAGTTCGTTTTACTTCAGCAAAGTTGCCTCCTGTGATTTTATCGAGGGCGTAACCTAAACTTTGAAATTTTATTGTTAAATCTACTATACTTTTTAAACCTTTTGTTACTGCGTTTTGAAGTCCAAGAAATGCAATTGTTGCTACAGCAAATTTCACAGCCATCGCTCCTATTGCGCTACTTCCTTTTGATGTTGCTTGAGTATTCCTTGTTGTAGCTGTAGTTCCTTTATTTAACGCTTGTGTGTTTTTGTTTAAAGCGTTTGTTTGCGCTCTAGTATTTTTTGATGCTGTTTTTGTTAAATCTGAATTCCTTTTTAGCTCGTTTGAGTTTCTTGTTAATCGAGTTGAGTTGGTTTTAGTTATATTAGACAAACGAGTTATACTTGCGTTTAGTTCGGTTATCTTAGACTTGAACCCAGTCATAGAGTTCGCTAATTTATTAAAAGACGCAACACTTCCTTTTGATATGCTTTTAAGATTTTTGTCTAAAGTTTTTAGCTCGGTTACTAACTTTCTTATTTCAGCAACAGCTTCGTCAGTTGATATGTTTACTTTTTTTGCCATCCTAAGTTGCGTTTTGTTTATCTAATTTTGCTTGATTTGTTTCGAGTAAGTTAACCCACCTTAATACAGATGTTTTCTTTACATCAATCCTATAACCTGTCTCTAAATTGTTTTCAAGAATTAAAGCTTGTGCGTCTAATGATTTTTCAACGTCCTCCGAATACCTTTCTTTTTCAGCTTCAATTCCTTCTTCGGATATTCTATATTTCTTTTTGAAATTAAGCGTTTTAATATTTAATGAGTTTCTCAATCCCATTGCAACTAAGTTCGCTTTTTCTAGTTGTTGGTTGATTGGTTTTGACTCGTCAAAAGGAACGCCAAGCTCGTTTAAAATTTTAAGAACAGTAACGTCATTGTATTCCAGATAAAGGTTAACAATCTTTACTATTGTATTATGCTGTGTTTCTACAAGCATCATCGTAGCTAACTCTTTTTGTTTGTTTAACTCTCTTTTATTGAATGTAATTGCTTCGTATTCTTTTTGTATTTTTTCAAAAGTTGTTTTTAATTCGATTGCGTTGCTTTTTATAAACTTATAAATCACAGACTCTGAAAGAGTTTCATATCCGTTAATTAAATATGAATAATCGTTTTTATGAATACACATCATAAAATTGTATATCGGGATGTCTGAACAACTTTTATAAGTTTTGTGTTTTGATTGCTTCATAATTCAATATCTATATCTGTATTAAATTCCTTTTGAAGATAATTTGTTAAATTGTCAATTATGCTATTCACGATATAATCAATTTCATCCTGAGTGAAATCCATTATAGCTGAACCATAACCTCTAAATCTTTTCCCGTCTCCGTCAACTAGCTTCGATGTTAACGACCTGTCTTTGTTTTCAAGAAGTAAAGTTCCGTTGTGATAAACAACATATAAATTTCCATACCATTTACCTGTATCTCTAAGAGTTACGTGGCTTGTCCTAGAGTATGGAGAGTTCTTTTTTCTTTCAATTGTCGATTGAGCGTATCTACCTCCGCCAATCAAATTACCATCCCCATCTTTTCCGTAGTTCCATAACCTCAATTTAACTGAAGATAACAGGACGCCCTTTTCACGCTTGACAAACCCATTTACAAGGGCTGGCACTTCATTTGAGAGCGTTTCAAGCCGTTTTATATAGGTATCTAGTTTCATTATGCTAATATACAAAAAAACCCCTTACAATGTGCAAGGGGTTTAAATTTAGCTTAAATTCGATAAAGATTTTAAACCTCGTCTGTCAAGTCGTTTGAACGATAAAGAATTGATGTTATTTCAACAACTCTGTTGCTTGCAGTTCCAATATAAACACCGATATCATCTGTTGAAATCATAGCTGGTACTGTCAGAACATATGTTCCGGCATTCGGTCCAGCAACCGGAACAACAGTTGTTGACACGCCATTCAAATCGAAAGTGAATTGTGTAATTCCTTCAACAGGGGTTGAATTGTCCTGAGCCAACTTCGCTGTAACATTCAATGTCGTTCCTGCAATAGGAACTGAAGTGAATGTTAAGTTTACTCCGTTAACGCAAGGCACATCCCAAGGATTGAAATCCAATTGTTGTTGATGCAAGATTGCATAATCCCTATCAAATTGACCTCTCTCCAGAAACTGTATCATTACTGATTTGCTTTCTGCTTCGCCTCCTGGAACCTTACGTTTTGTCAATGCTGGAGTTGTATGTCCAGCTGAAAAACCGCTGTACGTTCCGTCTGCGTTTACCGCAAGCATCCAATTGCCTTCATCGTCTCCGATTATGTAATCAAAGCTTTTGTATCCTTCAAGCTTATCAAGCTGTCTGTAGAACTCGTGTCCTTCTTCGTACATAAATTTGTACTCAGGCAAACCCTTTAGATTTAGTCGCTTTACGCCACTTGTGTTGGTTGAATACCCATCCTCAGCCGAAACATCTTCAAAAGAACTAGCTCCAATTAACGGGATTATAGTCCCGGCTTTTACAAGCGTGTTGATTGTTGCTAAATTGAAAATGGAGCTTCCGGCTAATTTAGTTCCTCTCTTGATAGCCAAAAGGTTATCTGGAGTTCCAAATAATGATAAGCAACCTAGTTTACCTGTGTTTGCGCTAATCCCGCCACCGCAAGCAACTTTGTCCGCTATTTGTGAAATTGATTGTGCCATTTTTATTTTTGTTTTATTTTGTTTTGTTTGATTAATTTATCAAAACGGTCTTTATCCGTTGTTTTATAGATAGTGTCTCCACGCTTTGAACGATAAGACACTCCGTCAATTGCAAAATCAATAAGCACAATACCTTCAAATTCTTTCGATTTTGTCGATGGCTTAATTGATTTTTCTGAGTTACTTTTTTCTTTGTTATCCACTTTTTTAAAATTTAATAGGTTTTATGCATCCTTGAATTATCTCTAAGTCAACTATAACTTGTAAAGCATCCCAAATAGCAATCGTACCAGATTTATCCCTAGTCTCGTCCTCACTATAATTCGGAAACTTTGTTGCTTTATAAGTTTCATTTTTACTGTCAACAGAAATCACATTAGACCTCCTAAACAACATCCTAATATTATAAAACAAAGGCATCAAAACTTTTCCGTATGTAAGGATAAGTCGCTCTTTGTTTTCCATACTTTGATTTGTTGTTACAGCTAACACAAAAACAACATCCGTAAAATTAGCTTTTGTTTTGTGATGCTCTTCGCTAAGAGGGTATAGAAGCCATATCAAAGGATAAACATCGCTCTGTTCTCTGTTCGATAAAAAAGAGTTTAACTCAATTTTATCTCCATAACCAAATACAACAGGATATTCCGTTCCGCCTTCCTCAAATGACATTTTCGGCAAGTAACTAAATACCTTCTCTAAAACATCCTCTATGATTATGACTTTGTCGGTTACTATTCCCATTATATTGTAAACTGATTAATGTTTCCCCAAGTTTTTGGATTGAATTTCTCAAACGTTCCTTCCACCAAGCTATTCATATCATTTATATATTGATACAATGTAACATCTTCGTTTCTAGTGTATTGAGAATAGTCAACTCCGTATCCTCCTAAGAATCCAGATTTATGAATGTATTTCTTAACTTGACAATCTCCTTGAACTGCATATACAAATCTCCTCCAAGCGTTTATAACTTTTTCGTTTGGCATAACGCTTTCTCCGTTAGGAACTTTATTCTTAACATTCCCAGCGTTTGCTCTAACTATGTAGGCACTTGCTTCGTGATAAAAATAAACGTAATCCGCTAAAAAGCTATCGTTTGGAACAATTGGGTCTGGAGGTACATCGCCTAAAGATAATACACTTCTTCTTATTCCTTTCCAGATACAATCATCACCACTTGAATTTGTGTATGAATGTCCGTTCATAAGTTGCTCCCATTTGGCGTCCGAGCCAGACTTAATAAAAGTTGGCTCGGCACTATCCAAATTTGAGAAAAATTCAATCGACAAACCACCTAAGCATTTCTCAAGACAATCACGTTCGTATCGATTAATAAAGTCAACAAGCTTTATCTCAACATCCGTAACGGCGTCCGTTATTGATGCTTTTGCGTGAGGTAAATATCTAACGCCTGTAAAGTATGTCGGCTTTGTAATCATTACTTAGTGTCTTTATTGTCCTTGTTCTCGTCTTTCTTTTCGGTTTTAACCAAAATTCCGTGAGCCTGTAAAGCTTCTAGGGTTGACTTCGCAAATTCTCTCGTTTCGCCTTTTTTAGCTGAACCGTGAGCTTTCGCGTAAGTACCCTTTACTAATCCTTTGCTCATAATTAAGGCACAACTGCTATTGCTGTTTTAATCGTGGCAAAATCATCGTAGATGAAGGCTTGCTCGTCAAGTTTCTTAACGTATTGGAAATAACGTGACTCTCCAACCATAGTAAACTGATTTGTAATGAATTGGTCGTTAATCCATCCAATTCTAATTGAGAAAGGAATGTAGTTAACAATGTGCATCATTTTCATATCGGCAACAAAAATCTTTCCCGCTGGAATTTTACTCCAAGGTCTGATTGTTATGCCTCCAATAGTAACAGACTTAAATAATCCAGCTTGTGGATATAATGGTCGTCCTTGCTCATCTTTCGCTGAAACTAAATTCAAGAAGAAATCGGTAGGAGAAACCAAAACTAGGTTTGCTCTGTACTCCATTTCGTCTGTGTAGTTATGCGTAGTTGAGATATCCACAACCGCTGCGTTAACAACATCCATAAATGTTGGTTTTACAACTTTAAGAGCCATATCTCCAGCAGAGAAAACACGTCCGTATTTTGTAGCTCCCTTAGCTTCACTTCCATTCCCAAGACCGAAGTAAGCTTTATTAGCTTTAAACAATCCGTGTTTCTTTTCAAGATACTCTTTTGCAACACTTTCTAATCTAGTTACATCGGTAACAACTTCTTCGCTTAATACCTCGTATGCCGCAATCTTGTAAGGAGTTGGAAATCTGTTTTCCCATTTGAAGTCAATTGGAGGCTTTTCAGCTCCTTCAGCTACAAACGTGTAATCCCCGTCCTTTGGTGTCAATTCAGTATAAGACATTGTCGCCTTACCAGTACTTGATACAGTCGCGTAAGTCAATAAATCATCATCATTCCTAAGATTGAAATGACCTAAATCCGTATGCCCAACTGGCGACATTAATGGCGCAACATCTATTCCGCTCGCTGTTGACATATCGCCAACTGCCTTTGGAATGAACTCAATTGTACCACTTCCTGTTTTGTGAAGTTTGGCAATCTCGTCTTTGTTTTCGTTAAGGAATGCAGAAAACTGCTCCTTAATTGATTGCTTTCCTTTTTCGTTCTGCTCCTTTATGAATTCTTCTAAAGCGTTACCGCTTTTTTCAATCAAAGCCGTGAGCTTGGCTATTTCCTCGTCGGTTGCTTTTCCACTCTCCTGAGCTTTTTGCAAATCCGCTTGAACCGCTTTGAACTTTTCGTCCAATGCTTTTTCCATTTCTTCTGGAGTCATTGTTTTCTTTTTTAAGTTATTGTATAGTTTTTCAGTTTGAGTGATTGCTCGGCTCACAACTTATAAAATAGAGTGATTGCTCGGCTCTATTAATTTTTAAGCCATTTTAATATGGCTGTGTCTTTCGTTTCTACAGGTGCTGGAGCTTCGTTTTTACGTGTTGGCGTAAATGAATTGCTTCCAAACAATACGCTTGAACCCTCTATTGCTTTTGCTTCCAAAACAGCCCAAAACACTTTTGTTTCTTCTAGTGCTTTTTTGTTTGCAACTATTGGCGCGTATTTATCCCAATTCTCTTTTTGTACAGGATACTCCTCGTCGTTTATGCAAGTAACCATTTTTATATACTGCATTCCTACAGAATGTTCGGTAACATTACCTTCGGAGTATTCTTTAAACATTTCAGCATTTCTACTTTGCTTAACTAAACTATCAAATCCTAAGATTTGAGTAGAACCCTCCATATCAAAGCCAAGTGATTTCCAAGTTACATTTTCAACATAAGCTTTCAAATCATTTCCTCTTGAAATAACATCACGAAACTTTCTTCCGTGTTCCTGAAGGTGCAAAATTGATTTGCCGTTTTCTTTTAAAGATTTATTCCAAATCCCCTCAATGTGAACGTCTTTGTGAGAATCCAAGATATTACAAGAGTTGATAACAACCTTAACTAAAATTTCAGTTGCGTTTGCATCGGAGTTTTTAGTTGCGTTAATATCTTTTTGAATTGTCGGCATACCTCCAAATCCATCAGCTTCCTTTATGATGGATTTTTTCGTGTCAATTACCAGCTTTTCATTTTCAACAATGAAATCCAGATAATCTTTTTCTGTGTCGAATGACTTTTCTAATATCTTATACATCGGTTCAAAGCTACTTATTAATTTTGTTTTTACCAAGAGTTTTTATTTTTTTTTCTAACTCTTTATTAATTTCTTTGTTAGCCCCTTGCTTAACGGCTTGTTTCATTTCTTCTTTAGCCTTTTCAGTACTCATAACAGTTCGTTTATTAATTGTTTTATCTTATCTTCCTGAGCTGGGGTTACGCCATCCTCCTCTTGCGGTGCGCTGTTACTTGTTCTTGACACAAGAGGTCCGAGAACAATTGTTGAATCCATACCAACCATTTTCAATGCTTCATCATCAGGAACTCCAGAAGCCCTAAGCATATAAAGCGCATTTCCTCTTTCATAAACTCCTTTATACTTTTCAATAAGTATGAATTGCATAATCGGCAAATGCTCATAACTACCTTCAATTGTGATTCCATCCTCAATCAATACTTTATTGATAACCGCACAAAAAGAATTTAAAGTTGCTTGCATTTCATTCTGTACGTAAGAAGCCATCGACTCTTTGAAGTTATTGTAAGTCGTTTTTTTAGCTTCAAGACTTACAATATCCTTTGGTATGTGTAATGCTGTAAAAACAATATTTCCATCTGTCTTAACAGACTCGTCAAGACCTAAATCCCTTAAAGCAATATGAAGTGATTTATGATTGACACTTGCAGAAACAACCATTCCTCTTTTTCTCTCAAAAGAAACTCCATAATTTTGCTGGTAATTGTTTTCAATCTCTTCCTTTTCTTCTGGGTTAAGAGGAAAACCATCTTTAACAGTTGTTATTAATTCTTTTCCATTAGACTTTAAAATTATGTTTTTAGCTATTAAACTATCTTGCGTGTTTATTAGCGTTTGTCTCAATCCTGTTATTCTGCTCTCAGCTTTAAATGGATTTTTAGAACCAACGTTTGGCAAATCGTAAAAGAACATTAAATCTTTTAATTTGATTTTTAAATTCTCTCCATTTTCATCATAAATAACTTCTTTTTCTAAATACTTTTCCGCTTGACTTGCATTTATAAAAATGTTCTTTTTTAACTCCTCTGGAAATTTAATTAAATTAAAATCCAAAACATAAATAGAATTAACAGCTTCGGTTAGTACATTTCTTTTCGTGTATAAAACACCAACTCCATTCGCTATTTGAGTAAACAATAACGCTTCTAATAAATCTTGTCTAGTTTGATTTACATTCGGGTTATTGATTAGTTTTAAATAAGGAGAGCTTTTTATCTCTGCTCCTGTTGAGTCTCTTATAATTTTAAATGTAGCTTGACTAAATAGCTTCGACACAAAAAGAAGTGCTGGTGTTAATATCGGATGTTTCAAAGATACATCCAAATTACCCCCAATACTAGACCACGCCTCGAAAGAAGTTATATCGGAAAAGTTTTGTCCGTTCTTATTTCTTGTCCAAGTTGGGAATTTGATGTCTAAGCCTAAAAAAGCCATATACTATATTTTTACGGTTCAAATCTACTATTTTTTTTTGATATTTAGCAAATATTTTTTCATTAATAACGAATACCCAGCCAGCCTATCAAATAGCTTATAATGTAGCCTGTGGCGTCCATTAAATGGTCTTGGCACTTTGGGTCGATTTCATCTGTAGTTAAGCCATATCTATCTAACTTATAAGAGTAAGTGTAATATTCCTCCTCTAAATCGGTGCTTGACTCTGTGTAAACTATATTAAATCCTTGTACTTGCTCAATTCTTTTATCTACGCTTCCAGCTCCTTTTACTGCTGGCACAGCCATAAGACCTCCGTTTTTTAAATCATCTACCATCGTTTTTTTAGCGGAGTCAGCTACAATTAAATCATTCGATGATATCGGTGGATATGTTTTTGTCTTAATATATTCGTATATCGGCATTCGCATTTGTGAACTCGGCTTGTAAATTCTTTGATGCAAATAAAACGTTTTATCCTTATCCCATTTAACCTCAACAACAGCTGTCGGTTGACTTGTTCCAAAGTCAAGACCATAATAACTCTTATAAGGTAGGTTGTTGAAAAACTCATCCGTACAGGTAGTCCATTCTTTATAAACTCTATTTGGTTTTTCAGCTTTTAATCCTAAAGCATAAACCAAGTGCATATAAAGATTTGCCGTTCCGTTTTGAATATTTAATTTGTGTGGTGGTGGTGTGTTTTCAGTTCCATCTTCAAGAGTTATACCAGCTTCAAATCCATTATACATCAATTTATTATTCTCGATATATGTAGAGCCAACTTCGTACGGATTGTACGCTTCTAAATCTGCTACAATTCCTTCTGTTAGAAAATCAATATTATCCTTATAAGTTGAACGTAGAAATTTACTCGTTTCGTGGCTTGCGTATTTATTGATAAAGAAGTCCTTAGATGGATTAAAATCTGAAAATATATAATCCTCCGTTCTTTGTTTTATCTGTAAAAATACCTCCTCTGAGAAGTGAGATATTTCGTTAAAGAAGCTTATGTGCTGTGTCATTCCTAATACTTTAGAAATAACATCTGTTCCCATAAAGTGAATTATTGAACCAGTTTTTTTACAGGTAAATGTCGCATCTTTTTTATTGAACACGAATTTTGCGTATAGGTAAGGGTCGGTAGAAATAACAGTTTTAAAATCCTCTAATATTGTTGCGACAGCATCAACTCTAGTTCCTCTCCAAACTGTTATTTTGTAGTTTTTTTTACTCATTAATATAATACAAAATAATTGCATTATAGAATAAGACTTTCCAGACCTCGAAGAACCATAAGCCACGATTAGCCTATACAATCCACTCATATAGGCTTCGTAAATCGCGTCAAATGTTTTACTTACTTTAAATACCATTATTCAGTTTCCTTTTGTCCTCTGTAAGTATGTTCGATTTTAATCACATTGTCTTTTTCCTCCTCTATAATTTCTTTACGCTGTAATTTTGGAGAAGCGTATTCCAAAATCTTAAAGTAGTTAACTATAAAATCCTCGTCTTCCATTGTAGCGAGTACGGCATTTGCTCTTTTAGAATGTTTTCCCTTAACATCATTCATAAGTATATCGAGCTCGCTTAATCTTTTATTTTCTTCTTCAGCCATTTTCTTCTGTTTTATCGTTTAATAGATTTTTTATTTCTTCTTGTACGTGGGGTTTGTTAATCCAATTCATTAAAAGCAAATCAATTACATCGCCCTGATTTATGTCGTGAACAGCGCAAGCGATTTTAAATTTCTTTCGCGTATCACTCGAAACCCAACCTCCTATGAATACTTTTCCTTTCATAAAGCAAACCTACAAAAAAAACCCCAACCCACCACCATCCCGCCCC